CCCGGCCCCGGCCCAGCTCCACCCATGCCAACCGGCGGGCCGCCCATGGGCGGGCCGCCCGGAGGCGGCGCACCCATGCCGCTCGGAGCCAGACCGGCTGCGGCCATGATGCCGGGGGGCTGAGATCCCGGCATGGCGCCAGCGGCATTAAGCGGGTCTGATGGGCTGGGCATGTTCTGCCCCAGCACATTAGGCGGCCTAGACAGGTCAGGACGGTAGCCACCACCAGCTCCCATGCCGGGCATGGTGCGCGGCGACGGGTTTGCCACATTCATCAACGCCGATGTGATGGCGTTGCGTTGCATGTTGGCGCCCGGCGGCATCGGGTTGGCCGGGCCTTGCGGCATTGTGGTAGCGCCGACGCCCTGCGGGTTTGCGTAATTGATCATGCTGCCTCCTCCAGAGCGTCAGCTGGTGCCGTGTCTGGCGTCAGGTGATGCTTAAATCTGCGATTAAAGCGGTTATTCGCCCAATCCTCTGCCGTCAGCAGACACAGGACGCCGTCCTTGCCGCGACCAAACATGCGCGGCACCTTGATGAAGGTGTAGTCGTAGACTGCGAGCTGGCGCAGCAGCCGCTCGTTCTCGATCGGCGTTCGCTGCACGAGCATCTGGCAGCCGCATGTGATGAATGGATAGCGGTACATGCGCTCGATCGTGCCGCGCATCAGCCAGTGCGGATCTATGGCGGCGCCGGTCAGCTCGATCAGGCCGCTGTCGTCGTCGTAGTTGTGGTAGACGAGGCCGCCGATCAGAACGCCGCTCTCGTTGAGCACGCCGATGCCGCGAGCCTCGGACGGGAAGCCGCGATGGCAATGCGGCACCAGCTGCGAAACAAATTTCGCCACCAGCGCGTCGTGTCCGTACAGGTACGAGAGCATTAGTCGAAAATGAACCTCATTCCGCCGGTTGGATCTGCTGGCGGCGCCGGTTGCGCCGCACTAGCCGCTGCGGCATTTGCCGCCACTCGCGCGGCAATAGCGTTGCGCCGCGCGTTCATGTCGTAGTGACCGCCCTGCGCCCAGACCTTGAGCGCCTCCGGGTCAACCATGCCGCGACTGTCGCCGTAGACTTGGTTGGCCTGTATCGGGCCGCCGTAGACGCCGTCGCCGCCCAGCGTCTTGCTTGGGTCTGTCCACGGCTGCGCGATGCGCGTGGCGTCGACGTCGGCGCGGGTGAGGCCACGGTTTTCTGCCTCCCACGCCGACACGGCATCCATCGAAGGCTTGTAGCCTTTGATGTAGGCGGGGACGAAGGCGTCGGTTGGAGAACCGGCCTGATAAGTCTGAAACAGATTGCCCATCGGCTGCGCGGCGGGAGCGGTAGCAACCGCAGCAGTCAAATCCGCCGCCGGGTCTGCCGGTACCGGCACTGGAGGTGCGTCTGCCATCACTCGCTCCCTAGACGTTCACGCCAAGTCTCTCGAACGTAGCGCCTATTGAAATCAGCTCCACGAGCGGCGTAGCTTCCTGCGCCACTGTTACCTGACAGATCGGCGCGTGAGAAAATCCAGTTTCCCCGACCGACACCCAGCCGGTATTTCTCACCACCTGTGAAACCATGCTATGCGACTGATCCCACTTCGCCTCATCCCACCTTCCCTGATCCCAGACGTCTGGAATGCCGGGATCTGGTCCTGCGGACGGTGGAGTAGGAATACGAATAACGTAGTCGGTGCATGCGGCAAGCTGCGGAACGAACGGCTGCCCGCTCTCCGACAAAAACGAAGCCCGCGCCTGATGCCAGACGACGGTGGTCGATGTCTGCTGAAACATTTCCCAACCGCCAACCATGACCGCCGTATACGGTTTTCCGTCGTCGTAACCGCCGCGATCGGCCTCCATGATGAGACCATCCTGCGTACCGAAGAACATGCGCCCGCCAAGATACATCCAGCACATGGCGTCCCAGCCGACGATGCGGCCCCACGCGCCGGTGGCGCTGTTGGCGCAGCCGACGTACTGGACGCCGATCGGCCCTCCCGGCCATGTGACGAACACTCCGCCGAACTCGTCCCACTTTTTCATCGTCCACGGATATAGACGACGCTGCGCTACCATATCCCGCCACATCGGCTTGATTGGGCGCGTGACGGCAGCCAACTCGAGCTGGTCAGCAGTCTTGGTGATGGCTTGCGAGAGCGGAATAATTCCGTCCACGCAAGCAATCAGCAGGTCTCCGCCGATCGGGATGTGCGCATTCATGCCCATGGGGACGCTGACCGTGTAGCGTCCTTCCTGCCGCCAGTTGTCTGCGGTGGACGGGTCACTGCCGGTGAAGATGATTGCCTCGCCCTGATCAGTCATGAACACGCACTTGTCGTCGGTGCCGTCACCGGCGTCGATCGACCATGTGGCGCCGAACATCAGCGTGCCGCCTTTGGTGGCCGCCCCCGACAGCGGGATCATCAGCAGCGTGCCTTGGATGGCGTTGAGCGGCAGGTACCACGCATTCATGCTGTTCTTCTCGATGAAGAACCAGCGGTTGCGATATTTCCAGACGTACACAAGGTCCAGCCCTGCCTCTACGGCAGAACCGGCAATGGCGTTGATTTCTCCGCTGTTGAGTTTTGTCCAAGTTGTTCCATCAAACCTGAGCGGGTAATCGCCAGCATCATTGACAGCGATCATGTAGTCGCCGCCTTGATTTGAAAGCTGCGAGGCTGCGTAGTTTCCTGAACCCTGACCGGCCATGACGACAGTCGGAAAACCTGAAACCGTTACGTCGTAAAGCGTGCTCTGCGTTGCCGCGTACATGCGCTGCGAGGCATGAATGTTGAACTCGAAACCTGAAATAACCGGAACAGTTTCCGGCAGCTCGCACCAGCGCACGCAGCCTCCGCGCAGCTTTACGCTACGCATTGTCGGCAGCCAGTTGTCGAGAACCATAGCCCCACCGGGCTGCATGTAGGTGAAATTCTCGCTCAGGATAATGCCGCGCGTCGGCGCCGCGATCGTGATCGTTTGCAGGTTCTGCGCGACCTGCTGCGGGACCGCTGTGCGTCTGAATGCCTGATGCTGGCTCATGGTGTCGGCACCGGCCACGGATACGCAACGGTGGCGTTAGTTGATACAGGCGAGCGTCCGGCAATGATTGGCGCCGGACTGTCGGCGCCCATCATCATCACCAGCGCGTCACCGTAGGTGCCCATGTCCTCGGCGTAGGGCGAACCCTTCTGCGCCTTCCACTGCCAGATCATGGCCAGCTTGTGAATGCGATCGCCAAGAATGAAGCTGTCGTTGTCGGTGGTGAACTCGGTGCCAAGACCGCCAGAGAAAAGTTTGATGCAGTTTTTCTTCAGGTACGGAAAGTATGCGCTGGTGCCTACGCCCATCACCGGCACGATGTGCATCTGGCCGCCGTAGATGATCCACTCGCCGCGATTGTCGTAGTAACCGCGAGCGCGGCGGTTCACCCACTGGTCGAGATCCGGGATAAACCGCATCTGCACGGACGGCGTCGTCGATCGCCAGACGTTCGTACTGAGCAGCATGCGCTGGTAGTCCGGCGGCATGTCGAACGCCTCGGTGGTGCCGTCACCAGCAAAAATTGTCGTTGATTTCAGTACATTCCACTCGCGCGTGTCGTAGGCGATGCGCTGCGCCATCTCGTTGGCGAGCGTCAGCATCTCCTGCATGGTACGGTTGCCGGTGATGTTGGAGAACACGGACGTCGGAATGGTGACGCCGACGACCTCGCATACATCTTTCACCACCGACAAAAGGGACATCAGTCAACTTTCTGCTGGGCCTCTGTTGCCATCCGCATCAGCGTCTTGCGATTGAGCGAGCCGTGCGGCGCGTGACCGCTGTTGGTCGTAATAAACTCGCGCAGCTGCTCGAGGCTCATAGTGTCGAACTGGGTTGGCTCTGCCCGGCTCTCCAGTGCGCCGCTCAGTGCCTTGGCATCTTCCTCGAGCGCCATGTTGCGGGCCTTGAGCGCCTCGTTCTCCGCGACCAGCTGCGCTGACGGCGCCGTTGCCTTGGCGTCCTTCATGTACTCCTCGGCGCGGTTCTTCAGCTCGCGACCGGCGAGGCCAAGGTTCTTCAGCTCCTGCCCGTCAACGTGTGCAAGAGCCTCCACAGTGTAGATGTTGAGGGCGCGTAGTTCAGCTCGTCGAGCCTCCGTGAGAAACGGCGCGTAAGTGAGCGGCGTCCCCGCCTTGGTCTGGGCAGTCTGCTCCTTGAACTGACGATACTGGCGGCCAAAACGCTCCGCATAAGTGACAGCAATCTGCTCGCCTGTCTGCGGATCTGTGACCCAGTGCGAGAATGCCATCGCGGGAAAAACGGATACGTTGCGCGACCCGGCGAAGCGGATCTCGCAGATTTCCATGTCGTCGTAGATGGGTCTGCCTTCCTTAACGGTCTTGGCCTCGTTCTTGATGGCGTGGTGTTTGAACAGCGCCACTGTTGCTGCATCTGGATCTCTCGTAGGCATCTTGGTTCTCCGTCTGAGGGAATGTGGTAGCGAGCAGCTGCCGCCCCGTGGGGACACGGGGAAAGGGACACGGGACGGCAGCTATAGCCCAGTGGAAATTACGCCGCCGGGTTACTGTCGTAGAAGCGCCAGTTGAACATCGGATTGACTTGGGTGAGTTCACCCATCCAGCCGATGAACTGCGCGATCGCGTCCTTGTCGATCGGCATCTGGCCTTCTCCGTCGAACAGGTTGTCGAAATTCCGGTTGGCGTGATACCGCATGCGGAAGCTGTCGGTGTTCAGGCCAAACGTGGTGTTTGCTGGCATGTTGGAGCCGATGCCGCCGTCGAGGACGATCTCCGCTCGCTTGCCGCCGCCGATGTATTCGATCGCGCTGAAGCCAAGCTGACCCAGCGAGGTCGAGTTTGTCTGTCGCTGGATGGCGACAGTCGCCGCATCGTATGCGGCGTAGTGCTCCGGTGACATCACCAGCAGATCGGCGTGATCCTTGCCGCGTGACTGCTTGGTCATGATCACGTTGAGGTACGGACGGATCGTCGTCGCGCTCGCTTGCGTTCCGATCGCCGCCGACATCGACTGAGCATCGTAGGTCTTGGTCTGCCAGATCACGGCAGAAGCACGATCGATGCCGCCGTAGACGCCGGTATTGGTGACGACCGGCACGGCAGTGGCGAGGCCGGTGACCTGCTTGCCGCCGTTGGCGGTGCCGTCACTGTAGATCGCTGCATCCATCGTGTCCTCGAGTGCGCGTTCAGCCGCATCGATGTAGCTGTCGTAGACATCCATGAGCTGGGCATCGCCCTCGTTGTTGAGGATTTCCTGCATCGAGAGGATGACCGGCACAACGACCATCTTGGGATCAAAGTATGCGTCGTTGAACAGATCGAGCGCAGGATTGAGCAGCTGATCGTAGCCGCTGTACCACTGGGCGACCTGCTTGCTGATCTGGAGCGTCTGGCGAATGCGCGGACCAGAGTAGGTCTGCCACAGGCCTTTGCGCCGCATCACCGCGAGCAGGGCGTTATTGTTTGACACCAGATCCTGATAGCCGCTCGAACGATCTTCGAGGGCCATCGACAGGATCTGCTGATAAGCAGCATTCGGGTTGATATTGGGCATCGGACATCCGGTTCTGTTAGACGCTGCCGTTCACACGCTTGATTGCGTTTGAAATGGCTTCGCGTCGGCCAATCGGTTTGTCGTTCCTGCGCCGCGTTCCGTCTGAGGGACCGCTATCGGGTGCGCCGGAAATCGACTTGTTGGATCGGGTCTGAGCCGGTGTGGTAGAGCGGGTCTGAGCCGCGCGTGGAGGTCTTAGTCTGATCGCTCGCTGATACGCGGTCTCGAGATCGAAACCAAGTTTCAACTCTTGCTCGATCAGGTCTCCTACCTCGTCAAAGCCGGGATGCGCGTCTGCGAACACATCGACCGCAGAGCGCGTCTGACCAAAGACCTTCTCATGGTGCATCCCTTGCACGGTTTGTGCAAGTGTACTGACGGCTTGGTGGAGCTGCCCGATCTGTTGCGACTGTGCCTGTTGCGCGTTCTGGTTCTGCATCAGCTTGTGCTGGTCCGGCGACTGATTGAGGATGTGATACGCAACATCCCTTAAGGTGATCTTCTTACCGTCAGACGTCCGCATGTTCAGGTTGCTGACGATCACATCGAGACCGCCGACGACGTCTTGCCGCAGCTTCTGCTCCATGCCGACGTAGTTGGTGAGCGCCTTCTGCAACGTGGTGCCGTGCTGGGCCGCCAGCTCGTGGAAGGGCCGTATCGTATTCATGGTCTCGTTGTCGGAGCGGTACTTGCGGTACGCGCCCTCAAACTCCTGCGCCATGCGGTGGACCTCGCCGCGCACGCTCTCTGGCGCGGTAGCCCACTCCGCCTTGGCTTTCTCGTTGAAGCGCGGCAACGGGTCGCGGTACGGGGTGCCTTCCGGCAGCGGCGAACCTGCCGCTAACTTGCCGCTAACCTGCGGCGAACCTTCCGCTAACCTGCCGCTAACCTGCGGCGAACCTTCCGCGTCCCTGTCCGGTGCCTTGGCGAACCTGCCAGCCTCGCGGTACCGCTCCTGCTGCGGAGGTTTACGGAGGTCCAGCTCCTTCTGCATTTTCTCGGGCGGGTTGTTGTCGCCCATGCCGCGCTTGGCCTCCGCCTTCTTGGCGCCCTCCTTCTTGGCCTCCGGGTGGTTGGCCTTCTCGAACGCACGCTTGATGGCCTCGCGCCGGTTCTCCGGGCGCCCGTGGCCTCGCTCCACATCCTCGACCGGCTTCTCTGGCGTCTGGGCGCCGACAGGCGTCGGCGTGTTCGTCGGGTTCTGGTTGATCACCACCTCGTTGGCTGGAGCTGGTGCGGGAGATGACGGTGCGGATGCCGGTGCTGGCGGGGTGATGTTGACGTCTGACATAGGTACTCCTTGCCGGTCTGAGCGGCTGGTTAAACACGTTCACCATTGCGGTAGCGTGCGACGGCCTTCTGGATGGCCTCTCGCCGTTTCTTCTTCAAGGATCGATCAGTGGTCGTCCGCTGCTTGGGTTTGAATTTTTCGGTGCCAACCTCGATGAGACCCAGCGCCCTGCCGACTGAACGAAACTGAGACTTCGACGTATAAAACCTGCCATCGACCTGCTCGGTGGCGTCCATGATGTCGCTGATGATGTGCGGACACGGGAGCGGCGATCGCGCCGGGGCGATCGCTTCTTTTTTGATGCGCCAGCGGCCCGGCTCAATTTCGATCAGCTCTGGCATCGGCTTCCCTGACCAGCGGCGGCGATACATACACCACCGGCATTCCGTAGAGCGCCACCTTGGTGACAGCCACGCCAAACTTTGTCGCAGCCTCCGACACCGGCATTCCTATTTTTGTTGTCGCGGAGACATCAACGACGGGCATGCCACCCGCTGCCACGGTTACGACTGACATGCCCATCGATGACCTCCTACCTGCGGCGCCGCTTCTGCTTCGCCTTGATCTTGCGCTTGCCGTTGGGTTTTGCCTTGGCCTTCTTGGTTTTCTTCTTTGGTTTTTTCTTTTTGGGCGGCGGTAACACTTGCGAGCCTTCCGGCTCGTTGATACTCGGCATGGCGCCTTCCGGCGGCTGCCCGTTCTCGGCTCTCATGGTCGTCACTCCTGTTGAGCGGCGCAGGGATATGCGCCGCCTCCGTCTACCGTCTGGTTCTACGTCTGGTTCCGCTGGCAGCGCCAGCCTCCATGAACGTGAACTCGACCTCGTTGGAGACCTTGTCGCCGTTCTTGACCGTGACCGGCACAGTGTCCGGTCCAAGCCAGAGCGGCATGTTGATGCCGGTGGACAGTCTGCCGTCGTCCTCCAGCGTCGTCAGCTCGTCGTTACCGGCAAAGTTGATGACGCTGCCAGCGAAGAAGAACTCTCCGCTGAGATAGATCCTGAAGCTGGCATCACCGATCGTGCAGCTCGACGGGTCGATCGATGTGATCGCTGGCGTCGGGATCTCGCCGCCCATGTCCGGCAGCTTGGGCGGCTCGTTGATGCTGGCGGGCAGCACCATGGTGGTGCGGCCCGGCCCGTCCGGTTCGTTGATGCTCTTGATGCTCATGTGAATGTCCAGTTGCTGGCGGCAGAGCCTACGCCGCTGTTGACGACCTGAACGGGGACGGCGCCAGCCGTTGCCTTCTTGGGCGCGGCGGCGACCGTGAGCGATGTGGCGGAGACATAGGTGGTGGCTTGCGGTGTGCCTCCGACGTAGACCTGCGAGTTGCGGGTAAAGTTTGCGCCGGTGACCGTGAGCGCCAGCGTGCCGACGCCGCTTGCCGGTGATGCCGGTGCCAGTGCGCTGATCGTTGGCGCCGCTCCGCCCGTCAGTGACGATGCGTGCGAGGCATTTGGCGTGGTGGTGTAGTTACCCAGATCCGAAACGGTTTGCAGCTGACCGCCGGGTCCGGGGTTAACGCTGGCTGCCGTCACCACCACCTCAGTGCCAGCGCCTTCGTAAGGTGCGCCGCCCGCGCTGGGTGTAGCGAATGCCGTGAGTGCGCCAGCCGCGCCGTCGTCGATCGGCGTGAGGCCAGCTGTCGTCGGCGGTCGCATGCCGATCTGGCCGGGAATGTTCGTCGGCGGCGTCGGGCCGTCCGGCGTTACCGTCGTTGCGCTCTGCGCCAGCGGATTGACGACTACGTCTCGCTCCTCAACCTCTGGTTCGTGTTCGTGCCTTCGTGTCGTTGCCTCTTTAGCCATGTCGCGATCTCCTCTGGTTACTGTTGATCGTAGTTGTCATGCGCGGCGAGACCGCCCATGGCGGCAGCACCACCGACACCAAGCAGCGGTGCCTTGCCGCGCATCATCTGCGACAGCGCCTCGGCTGGCGTAATGCCACGTTCAGCCGCCGTCTTGATAGCCCGGTTTTCCACGGCTCGCATAAACGGGTCACCGGCAACGCTGCCAAGACCTGTGACCTTGCCGCCACCAGCCCACGCAGCCGCCTGTGTCTGAGCTGGCGTCATGCCAGCCTCACCGGCAAGGCCTTTGTAGTACTGCTCCATCGCGCCGTATTCATTTTTGTTTGGCCGCGCGGCCCAATACACAGGACGTTTGGCAGCCTCGCGCATCGTGAGGTCGCCGCCCTCGCACATCTGTGTCGGATTGATCGTCGGCTCGCCCTTCTCCAGCTTGAGCGAACCGGCAAGGAAATCAGGATCGCGCGACAGCATCGCTGGCAGCTTGAATGCATGCGCGTCCACCGTCACCGGCGCGAAATTGCCTTGCAGGTTCTGACTGAACGACAACGGCTTGGGGTTGGCGATCGGATCAAAGTATTCGCCGGAACGGATCTTCTCGGCGTTCTCTCGATGCAGGTTCTGCGCCATGTGACCGTAAGGCTGCGGGTTGACGCCGCCTTGCTCTGGCACCGGCAACCCCTGCTTTTCCAGCATGTAGTAGTAGCTGGCGTTGCGGGCGTTGGTCTCAACATCCGATCGTGGTGAGGTGGCTGCGACGTAGTCCATGTACCGCGCAAACGCATCTGGGCCTTTCTTCTTGCCCAGCTCAGACACGAAAGCATCACGCAGTGGCTCGTTGTAGTAGAAGGTCTCGGCATTCATGTCGCGACCCTTGTCGATGTAGTCGAGCATTTGCTGCTGCACTTTTTTATTTCCAACCAGTGCATCGACACGCTCGCTCACGCCGCGAGGAGGCTCGTAGCGCGGCAGGTCGTATTGCCGCACATCTGGCGTCTCGTGAATGCGAGAGTAGTCGAACAGATCACCGATCGCGCTCTTGTCCGGCGCAAATCCCACAAGCGGATCACTCGGTGTCCTGATCCTGCCGCCAGCAGCTCCGATCGCCCCTTCCGGTGCAAACGGTGAAGCGCCGCCAACAGCCGCCATGGCAATATCAGCGGCTGGCTTGATCATCTCCTCAGTGGTGATCGGTGTCGTTGATTGCAGCGCCTGACCGGGAGCGGCTGCCATCTTGGCAGCGCCAGCCACCAAGGCATCCGACTGCCACGGCACGCCGGGACCAGACAGCGCCGCCCATTGCTCAGGCGTCATGCCGTAATCGTCCTGCCGCGCCAGCTCGCCCATGACCTCGGGGTCGTCAGCCACGGCGGCCTCCCGGCACTGCTGTTGCCTGTCGCGTCATCTGGAACTGCTGCTGGCTGCGTCGATCCTCCTGCCGCATCGACATATCCGTCAGCTTGGCATTATGCGCCTGTATGCTGGCGTCTGCCTTCTGCTGGTTGAGCGCCATGTCCTGCTGCTTGCCAGCCATCTCCATCTGGTGCGCCTCGCGGCTCTCCAGCAGCTTCTGGTTCTGCACCGCCAGCTTTGCCTGTGCGTCCTGCGATGACATGCCCTGATCGACCTGCTTGAGCGCGAACTGGGCGTTGATGTCGGCCTGTTTGTGCCGGTCTTTCTGCGCCATCTGCTGCTGCGCGATCTGACCTTCCTGACTGATCTTCTGGCGCTCGGTCTCCTGCTTCATGTTCTCGATCTGCAACGCCGTCTTGGCGTTGATCTGCGCCGGATTGTTGTTGCTCTGGTCTTGGTTGCCCTTCTGCTCCATCTGCTGCACGAGGTCGTCGATGGCGCCGTCGAGCGTGCGCCCGGCACGGAATGGCGCGGTGGCGAACTTGAGCAGCTCGCCGCAGAACGATGCCGTCTGCGGCTCCGCCGTGATCATCATCGACAGCTGCGGCAGCAGCGTACTGAGCACGCCGACGAACTCGGTGCGCCTCTGCTTCTCGGCATTCTCGTCGGCTTGGATGGTGCTGTCAGTCTCGATGTCGAGCACGAATGACTTGGTGCGCTGGTTCTTCATGAACTGGAGCACCTGCTCGATCGTCGGCTTCTCCGCCAGCTTCTGGATGGCTTGGTTGGCGCCCTGCTGGACCTGCTGGAAC